AACTTATAACCGTGTAATCGGCGAGCTTCACACTTACCGAGCTTTTGTATTTATCCATTGTAAATAATATCGTCGTTTATTATAATAGTGGGCACATCGTAGAACGTGGCGTTATCAGTCATGTCGAGCCAACCAATGCGACATAAACCCACAACCGATGCATCCAACGGGTTCAAATTTACGGCTGAATTTTGGCCATAAACCTCATACCTGTAACGCCCCGAAAGGTCGAGAGGCACGGTTGTAATGATTAGCGTTGTGATGCGCTGATTTTCGTTAAAAATAGTGGCCACCTGAGCGAGGTCGGTTCCCGTTGTGGAATTTTCCTCATGGGTTAAAATTAGCAAATAATGAGTGAACGCGGTTGCGAAATATTGGCGGCTCTCATTAAGTGAAAGTCGCAGTATTTGACCCGCTTGATTGGTTGCTAAATAGTTCATCTTTACAAAAAAGGGGCGGGCAAACACCCACCCCGTTTTAAAGTTAACCCAAAATCGATTCTTATGAATTCACAACGGTAATCCCTGTGAAGTTGTCGAAAGGCACCGAGGTATACGCCTCGAGGAAATCGGGTTGTCCCGGCTCCTGAGCGTTCAACGTAAACTGGTAACCGTTCAAATCGCCCTTAGCCTTACCCGATTGGTATGAACCAGTCGTGAGGAAAGCGCCATCGGTACGACCAACGCAAACGATTTGATCGTCGTAAAGTTGAACGAACACAATCAATTTCGCCTTGCTCATATTCTCGAGCTCTTTCTTTTTTGTGTTCGACAATTTGCCGAGAGTTACCTCGACTGATTGGTCGTAATAAAGCGTTCCGTTTTCAAGGTTCGCAGTCGGTACAATTGTAACCGCTCCCGTATTTCTATTTGGTTGGTATTGGAAAACATCAACGCTTCCAGCGGTGCCCGGTAAGCCGTCAATTAATCCTGTCGCTGGGTCGATTGTAACACCGCTTGAGAAAAACTCCCAATTGGCGATATACACGTTTTTAACCCCGCCGACCCCCTCGTTACATTCGAGCAAAAAGCCTCTTTCAAGCAAACAAGCCATGTGATTATTTTTTTAAATGGGGGCTTTTACACCCCCGTTATTTTTAATTAGAACCATGTTCCGTAAGCGGCAATTTCGTTGCCGATTCCGAACTGAGCACCAGCGAAAAACTTAGCTGAGAAACGAACGTTGTCCTCGGCAAATTGGCCCATGTCCACAACCTGAATGTTATTCCAGTCGCTGAGGATGTTTGTACCGAACCAAAGGTTACTCTTCTGAGCCATTACGATGGTGTCATCGGGCATACCCGGGCAAATTGCCAACTGATAACCGAGGTAGCTCTTAGGCATCTCAGGGCCACCATAAGTATACCAGCCATTACCAGCCGCCGCGCTCGCTTGCATGAATGCCTCCCAAACGTTTTGAGCGATGTAAATAACAGGCTTCTCAGTTGAACGTTTCACCGCCGTTGGTGAGGTTGCAACGGTAGCCGCTATTTTCGCGATTACGTTTGTTGAGTCGATAGCAACTGGGGTTGAAACAAACAATACGCCCGAACCGCCCGCGTTCATCAATGTCAAAAGACCATCGTATTCGCCAGCGGTTGCGTTTGCACCAGTCCACAAAATTTCCTCGTTTTTCGCGGCCATGCCCTCGAGCATGTTAGCGATCAACGTTTCAGCCAATGCTGGCTCGAGCTCGCCGTTTTGAACGTAGTTAGCGCCCCAATCAGCGAGGAAAGTGTTCTTGCACAAGTTGCGCTGAACTTGGAATTTCTCAAGTGTCAAAACGCGCTCGGTAATAGTCACGGTGCCAAGTGGCGTGAAGTCGCATGTAGGCGCTTCAAACGTGATATTGTCAACAAGCTTTTTTACGATTTGCTTGTAATCGATGTTCTCTTTTACGGTAACGTGTTGCAGAGATTCGTTCGCGAGGAACGCCGCCTTAATATACTCACCAGCATATTTTCCAGCGTAAGTTGTAGTTAACGAAGTAGTCGTAGCCATAGCTAATTTTTATTTAATGTTTTCGATATTTTTGATGATGCGCTCGCGAAGAGTCATTTGAGAAAAAGGCTTTTCCTTTTCGGTGCTCAAAGCCACGCGAGTTTTGTTTTCCTTTACTGAAGGTGCGGCGGGTTGTTTTCTGAGCGCGCTGAGCTCGGCCTTAGTCGTGTTCAATTGCCCAGCAACTTTGTCTTTTTCAGATTTGATTGCGGCCAATTCAGCGGCGAGAGTTGTGTTCTCACCCTCAAGTGAAGAAACTCGCTCGGTGAGCTTTTCGATGGCGTTTAGAAGATCCACGGAAGACATTTCCTCTTCCATTTCAGGGATGCCCATTTCGGCAATTTGCCCCAATTCATTTACATCAATGAATTCGCCCGTTTCGAGCTCGTAACGACCCTGAGCCGCTGGCACGTTATTACCCTCGGAATCTTTGGTGTAGACATCAACGCCGATGGCAAATGATTCGGCGCTCGTATAAATAGGAGTGCCATCTTTCAATTTACCTTCGGTTTCCAATGCCACCTCAGTTTCGAGGTTAATACCATATGCCTTAGGGTCAACGGCGAACTTTTGGAAAATCGCCTTAATTGATTCTTTCAAATTTGACATTAGTATATTATTTTGTTGAAAAAACGGAATCAAAACCGTTTTCCCTTTTTCGTACTATTGTCAACGATTCGAAAGATGTGTGGTAAGTGATGTTTATTGTGCAAAAAAGCCCCCTCGTTTGGGGGCTTTCTTGTTTACCACTAAACTCTATACTTAAATTAATCGAAAAGCCCAGCAACCAAAGCGCTTATCTCGCGCAAAATTTCAGCCTCTAAATCGACTGCATGCATTTGCACCGCGAGCTCGTTAAAATGCCCCTCAATTGAAAAGCCTTTGAACGTGCCCTCTTTTACCTCATTCCAAATTTCATCGTCCGTAATGCTTACCCCCACAATCCATGAACCAACGGGAGCCGTTAGCCCGAAATGGTAGGCTTTATCCTTTTCCCCCTCGATAAGCCAGCTCTCAACAACTGGGCAACCCATAACCGAAAATTCGTGCTCGAGCGTGGTGTTATGCTGGAGGTTTTTCTTCAGGTACAAATGCGCGCATTTGGCGATCGTGGCGGCATCGAAATAAATGTAATAATCCTCGCCCGTATTTTTGTCGATTCGCAAAATGTACTTATTCGGAATCAGCGCGGGGCCGTAGAGCATGCGCCTTTCGTTATTCACGCTGGCGAGTTTCACCGCGTTGAGTGCAATGAAATTTTCTTCGATGGCTGGAAATTCTACGAGGGATATTGCACCCACGCCGAGTTTACCGCCTTCATCAATAACGCACTTTACTATTTTCTTTTTATCCATTTGTTTTTTATATTAGCCTCGAAAATTTTCCATTTTCGATTAATTTTAGTCATTAAGCCCTTACAACGGTGGGGGCTTTTTGATTTATAAACGGCTCAAGTCCTCAACTTTCGAACGGGCTTCCATGCTCGATGCAATATCGGAGGCCAAAACGTAAGCGGGTTGGATTTGCCCCGGTTGGTTGTCAATGCCTAAGTTTCCAAGTGGGTTAAATTGCGGAACGCCACTCGATGCAACGCCAACTGAAGCCAAATCCCCACCGCCCCCGAGGCCGCCTGTTGAGGTGTTATTTCCACCGCTCGGAGCTGGACTCGAGAAAGTGGTGGCCTTAATCTTTGCAATGTTCGCCAAACCCGCCGCGATGGCCGCCGCCGCCGCGATTGCCCCGCGCACTACCGAGGTAGGGTCACCGGGAATAACCTGTGAGGCGTAAGCGCTCGTAGCACTTTGATAAGTGTTAACCGATGTTTGCGCGATTTGGAGCGCCTTATTACGTTGGAACGCTTTCTTTTGGCTCGCTTCACTTTTACCCGAAAACGCTTCATTCAAAGATAGGAGCGTTGAAATGCCATCGGCCGCCGATTTGGAAACCATGTCGCTGGTTTTCATAAAGGCATCGAGTTTATCTTGTTGCGCTTTGTCATCAGCGGCCTTTTCGGCATCGCGATACTCCTTGTTTATTCGCTCGATTTCCTCGTTTCGTTCGGTTGTGAGTTGAGCGGTTAGCGTGGCGTTACCCTGAGCGATTAATAATTTCGCATCGTACTCAGCCGTTAAATCTTGCAACTCTTTCGCCTTCCTCGCTTCATTTGCCGAAAGGTTACGAATGCGAATTTCCTCCGAGAGCGCGAATTGTTGATCCTCGAGTTTAATTCGTTCCTCGTTGGCCTTTGCCGCGGCGGCCGCGTTATCCTCGGCGAGCTTTGCATCGGCCGCCTCCTGAGCCGCTATTTCATCAGCCGTGTATTTATCGCGTATGGCTTGGCGGTCGAGGAATTGTTGCTCTTCGAGTTGAGTAATGAGCTCGGTATTTTTACCCGCTTTCTCAACTAATTGCTGGTACTTTAACTCAACCTGTCGCAATTCGCGATCCTCAGCGCTGAGAGTATTTTGAAAACGGGTTTCCTCGGCTTGCTTTATCGCATCAGTTACCTCGGCCTCGCGAGCCTTTCGAGCCTCGGCCGCTTGCTTTGCCTTTTCACGCGCTTTCTCAGCCGCTTGCTCGGCTTTCTCGAGCCTCTTTTCTTCCTCTTTTGCCGCATCCTCGCGCGTTTTTTGAACGGCGGCGGCTTCCTCTTCAGCCGCCTTAATTGCGGTTTCGGTGTTTTGGTCGATTAACTTTTTTCTCGCCGCGATTTGGTCGGCGGTTAGCTTCACGCCCTTTTTTTCGAGCGCGTTTATATCAGCGATTAGCTTGTTATTATCGGCGATCTCTTTTTGACGATACTCAGCGTTTACGGCCGCGACATCGCCACCCGTTTTTTGAGCGTTGGCAACCGCCAAACGGCGAGCGTTGTCGAGAGTCTTTTGTTTGTCCTCAAGATTACCAATCGCCCCATCTACTGCATCAGCGGCGGCCACGGCGGTTAAGCCGATGGCATCGGTAAAACCTGTTATTGCATCCTTTACCGCACCGATTACCGCACCGATTACCTCGAATGCAATCCCGAGGGCGGGCACCACGTTGGCGAGTTTATCAAAGTTGGTAATGAGTAACGCCAGCACCGAGCCAATCAAAAAAATCGGGTTCGTTAAGAGAGCCTTACCGAGTCCAACAATCGATTTACCAAAATCCCCCGCGCCCTCGCTGGCGCCTTTAAAATTCAGGCCTTTAATATTTTTGCTCAGGCCATTAATGCTATCGGCGGCACCGCTAAAATCGAGTTGGCCGAGGCGGCTCGTTAAATTCCCGAGGTTGTTACCGAGGCCCTGTAATGCTGGCCCCGCGTTGGCAGTTATATTCTCGTTAAAATCAGCCTGTGCGTCTTTCGCTTGCTCGAGCCGATTAACAAGCGCTCGGTATTCGTCCGATGTCTTATCGAGCCGCGTGGTTTGGAGTTCATTCGTGAGCTCCTTAATTTGCTGGCGAAAATTCTTAACAGGCTCGCTTGGAATCGCACTACCAACGCCAGCCGATTGGGCTTTTAATTCCTCGAATGATTGGCTCACAACTTTAGCCGAACCTCCGAGCTCTTTGTACTGAATCGCCAAATCAGCCCATTCAGCCGATTTCGGGTCGAGTTGGCCGAGCTGAGTCTTTAATTCACCCAGTTGTTTAATCCAACTTTTGGAAGCATCGCCCGCCGTGTTTATCTCATTACCTAACTTGTTTATTTTGGTAATCGCCCCCGAGTCATCGGCGGTAACGGTAATAATTATGTTCGAACTTTCAGCCATTAAACCAACTAAATATTAGGTAAGCAACAAATCCCCACCACAAAGCAAACGAGCCCCATTTGGCCGCTAAATAGAGGTATTTGCGGCTACCATATAAACGGAACGAGGGTTGGTTTGCGCGAATACCATGTTTCAGGAGTGAAAGGGCGGGGCTGATAGTGTTTAATTTCATCGAATTTGGGTATAGTATAGGGTTAAATTACAATTGACATCCTGAGGAAATCCCGAGCCGCCCGAGGTAATTTTAAACCTGTGTTGCGCGGTATCGGTTGCCGTGTCGATTGTAAAGGTAAGTGTAACCGCTGAGCCCGAATCGTCCGAACTGATAACTACGGGAGTACTCGCGCTGGTTACACCGCCGATTTTTTCCAAATAAAATGAACCCGTTTCGTAAATGAAAAACCCGCTCACATCGCTCGCGTGCAAAATGTAGAAACAAACCCACGTTGTTTTATTGGGAATGGACAAACGGGTTAAAATTTCATTGGGCGGGAATAGCTCAAGGGTTTGACCCGAGGCCGTAAATGCGAATCCATTCGTGAACACCGTTACCCCCGTTTGACTCGCGCCCTCGTCCTCCGAGAGTGTGCGATCGCCAGCGCCCAAGTGAACGCCCCAAACGTTCGCGTAAGCATTGCGCCCGAGCAATGAACTGGCGCGATTCTCGCCCTCCATTTTCAAACGCTCACCAACTGCGAGCGTGTTTTGGTTGCCCTTTTCCACGCTGATGTTTTCCCCAACAAAAACGCTGAAAGTGTTATCGGGGCTGATGTTTGTATTACTCGTTATCGCCACCACGTTCGATGGCATTCCATTTTGGCCAGCATTCATCATTCGGAAATCAGAACCGCCCCCGGGGTCGGTTACGATAGGGGTACCATACGCCAAACATTGGTTTAAACTTTCCTCCCAAGTGTACCCGTACCGAATGCAACAAGCGGCGGTGGCTGGTTGTGGCTCGCCCTCGAAATCGGTGAATTCAATCGATTGTGTCATGTCCTCATTAATAACTACCGTTGTCGGAATCAGCTCGCAATCGGGAGCGGGCTCAACGAGTTTGATTAACTTAACTTTTGTCGACTCATTCAACCCAACTTTGTAGTCCGAAATTTCAATTATGCGCCAATACGAATCCTTTATAAAAATTCGATCGTTATACTGAAAGGTCAAAATATCACTCAACTCCAAAGCGAAATAAGCCTCGAGGATTCGAGCCTCAGGATTGTACAACCCATTCAGATACTCGCGCCAGTATTCGTTGAAAAGGTTTCGAAATGGATTCGTAGTGATGGCATGCAACGGCGTTTCAGGATTAAAATTCAAATCGTAATCCCCCACGCTGGCGTTAACGCTCGAGTAATGGTTGAAAATGTTTACATCGCCCGTGCTCACATCATTAATCGCATCGTCATAAATCGGAAGGCTCGCGATATCGGCGAGGAATAAAAAGCGCAAATTTGGCGCAACGAATTCGTCTTTATCATTTATGAACTTTGGAATTGGTATGTTACTACCATTCACATAAGCGGCGGGCGTGGATTCGGCGGTTAGTTTCACATTAAGCGCCCCTGTTACAAACTCATTGACTGGCGCGCCCTCAGCTACCGAATAGCCGTTGAGTATTTTGTACTCGCCGTATGTTCGCCCGTTGTCGGTGAATAGTTTTGAAAACCTATCGCCGCCATTTTTATAACTCCAAAGGAAATTTCTCTTTTGAATGTCGGTAGTTGGGCTCAAGGTCAAATCCTTTTCGATGTCCATTTTTTGAGTCCAATTGAGCGTATCGCCTGTGGCCAAATAATCGGCAATCGGGAAAATGGTAACCTCGTTAGGCACCGAGCGCGAAGGGATTAACACGGCGGCGTGCATCGCGAGAATATCCTTCACGAAATCCACCTGTTTAATATTTGGCGAGTTGGCTGGGCCATCGAATCTATCGCCCCAGTTCCGATAGTAACTGAAGAGCTCCCAACCCGTGCCCTCAAGTGGGTTGTTACTCGCATCGCCCAAAAAGGTAGGCGTTCCCGTGAATTCACTATACGGCTTTATTCGTTGCCCCGCCAGCATGTAAATCGGAGTTGTGGTGAATAAGATTCTTTGGCGAATCCCGTTGTTTTGGTCGAATCCCGAAACGGCCACCTCGTAGTTAACGACAATCGTACCCGTTAACGGCAAAGAGCCTGTGAACAAATAAAACTTAATCCCCCCAGTTGATGGGCCGAACGTTCCCACGGGTAAAAGATTCGCCCAAAATCGAAATGAATAAAAGCCCTCAACGGGAGCTTCAAAGTAACCCGCCAACCCATACGCCCCGCCGTTGTCAACTACTACGGGAAAAGTAAAAAAGTTGTCATCGGTAACGCTGGTGTTGGTGGCGAAGCCCGCACTAAAATAATAGTTGGCCACGGTTTCAAGTGTGATGACATTTTTCGAATTAATCCACGGGCACCAATACCCCGAGAGGATTGTTTCGAGTGGCGTTGGCGAAAGGGTAAAACCCGCCTCGGTTATTATCTTGCTGAAGATTGTCCACGCGTTAATAAAGGGCGTTAAATCAGCTGGAAAGATTGGTTGCTCACTATTGGTAATCGGCCGCCCGCCGCCCATGTTATCCCACTTTTGGCCGCGTTCAACTAATCCCCAAAGCAACTCGGTTGGAGTGGGTGGGTTAATCGTGTTCTCGTAGGTAATGGCATCGTAAAAATTACCTTCACTTAGGTAGCTCAAATTCGCGAGTAACTTATCGCCAATGGCTCGGAATAAATCGGGAGCCTCGCCGTAAAAACTCAGCTGGATATCGCCGAGTAAATCGTTTTTCTTGAATGTCTTAATTACCCGCAAATGGCCGCGCATTATCGGCAACGTATTAACTCGAATCTCGGCGGGTATCTTAGTGCCATATACGTTGGCCGAATCGCTAAACGTGAACGAATCCAATAACCCGAAAATCTCGGTGTTGCGATCGCTCGCGGGAACCCTAAACTCGCGGGTGAAATCCCCGAGCGGGGCGAACGTTCCGACATCCTGAAAGTTGAAATTTTGGCTAATGGATTCGAGAGGGTATAAATCAACGTAATACTCTTTTTCATCGCCCCAAATAAAAAACCCACCCGCCGTTAAGCCGAAATCGAAAGTAAATGCCGCGGTAAAATTCACGCGAGTTAAGCCGGGTGATGGCGTATCAGGTAACACTCCATTACAAAGCCGTATGTTAGTTTCGCCAGCGGCGTTAATCAGCGTTACAAGTGTGCCAACGATAGTGTCTTGATTAATGAAAGCGGGAACGATGATGCGTTGAGAGCCAACCGCCCCAAGTGTTGGCGCATCGCTTTGGCTTAGTACGTTCGTGTTACTACCACGGCGCACAATTAATTGAACCTCGTTTTCCATTAATTTGAATAATCTTGAGAGTAACCCACTTTCAGGGTCACGTTGTATAACTTGCCGTTGCGTTCCTTTCGCTCAAGGAAGGTGCTTTCTTCAACGCTAACGGGTATGTGAGTGCCATCGGTACCAACGAGGTGAACTTGATTGGAAACCATGAGCGAGCGCAAGAATTCGAACTCGTTTTCTTGCACCCAATCAGAAGCAAGAGAAAGCGTTTGCGTTACGATGTTTTGTCGGTCGTATTGCTGGCGGTCGTAACGGCTGAAAATTGTCGATGTGCCATTGAATAGCACGCGCTTGTATTGCTTACGCTCGATGTTATTGGTTACCTCGTTTTTCTTTATAAAATTGAAGTAATCCCAACCGCCTCGAGAGTTTGTCCACGCTAAACGTTTGTATTCATAACGACAATCGTATTGCCCGAAATTCTCGGTATTGAAAAAAATGTATTGCTTGCTCACTCGGCTACCGCCGTTATACGCCGAAATGATGTAGTACTCCCAACCTGATGAAATGGGGTCGGGTACTAATGGATCAAGTGAGTTTTTGAGATTCTGAGGGTAGCAAGGAATTCCAATTTGAGGTCTCGCCGTGAATGGTATGAAGGCCGATGCTGGCGAGGTACCGAATATTTCCACGCGGTAACTATCGATTGTCGTTGGGCTACAAAATTCGTCTGAGCCCGTAACGAATAATAAACCCCAGTCGCTTTCATGCGCTGGAATAAACACGGTATTCGACCCGGGCGTTATGCCCAAACTTTCAGCCAGCGCAAAAGTGAACGTATCAAAGCGGCGGTCGCTTTGCATGTAATCCGAATTCGCGTTATTGGCGATTTTAACCTCTTTATTCGAGCTCGCGAATACATTCGGGCGGTAACCTTCGATGGGTTGCAAATAACCGTTATAAACGGCCGTGGTTGCATCAGCGCTCGCCCCATCATTTTGGGTTAGTACGCCACCAACCAACCACCACTCGGTAAATGTGAGCGCGTAGCTTTTCCATGAACTGCCATCGGGCTCGGTGTGTACGGTATCCGTGGTGCCGTGTATGGCGGTGTCCTCCTTATTGAGTAAAGAAACCAGCGGGTTCAAATCAAAATAGGCATGGCCATCGGGTGAAGGGTCGAAAAAAAAGTTGTACGTTTTACCGATTGCGATATCGTCTACCTGAATACCAAATTTAAACCCAGTATTGCCCGAATTCGTAGAGGTCAAATCGTAAATTAATTTTTGCCCTCGCGGTGTCCATGTATAGGGCTGGTCGTTTATTGTAATCGCCATTTTTTATTTGATATACTTATCGGCCTTGAGCCTCAATTGTTGTAAAATTTCCCTCCGATAAAACTCGCGAAACTCAGCGCCTGATTTACGAAACTCGGTTTGAAATGCATCCCTCATATAATAAACGCCAACGATGCCTCGTTTACCGATACTTTTCGCCATCGCGTAAGCCTCAGCACTTTTATTCCCCTCAGCCTCGGCCTCCTTGCTGAATAATCCCTTGCGTTCCATCCAAGCCATTATCGGGCCTACTGGTGGCCATGTCATCGGGTCTTTATTCGGGGTGCGCCCTTTCTCAATTACATCGGCGTAATTGCGAGTGGCGGTGTCATTGGCTGGCACCCCAAACCATTGAATGATTTTCGGGCCTCGTTTGAAATAATTGTAAGTCAGTTTATCCCTGAGGTTCCCGGTATCGATTCGGTTCACCGAACGGCCTCGAATTTGGCGTTTCTTTCTCAGGTTAGCCCGCGCCGTTTTAATAACGCGATCGCCAAACGCATCGAGAATCTTCCTATTTTCCGCAAGTGAGGCCATTTATATCTCGGTTAAAAATATCGTGTATGCGGTCGATGGGTTAGCGATTAGGAGCTCGGCAAATCGCATCGCTTTTGTTGGATCAATAAGCGCCTCGCTCACGCGGTTACGATTAACCTGAGCGGTATCGTCAATGGTTGGCCACGTTAACGAACCGTCCTCGTTTTCGGTTGGCTCAACGTAATCGGAGCCCAATTTGAAAACGATTACTTGCCCGTTATTATTGACCCAAAAATTATTTGCATCTATTGTGTATGTCATATTGTTAGTAATACTTGGTTATTTAAAATCGCGGCGCTATTGGTGCTCGCATTATTTACGAATTTCACCCCCATTAAATCGCCAACCGCAACGCTCACCGAGTTAACCAAATCCGTAAACACACCAGCGGCCGAACCAGCCGCAATAGTTATGGTCAACGCTTGGTCGACACTATTTTTTCGAAGCGTGCAAACGAGCGAGCCCGTGGCTGGTTGCGCCGTGTTGGTCATCACATAAAAACGGCTTAGCGTGCCAGCGGTTACCATTGGCGTACGGCGTGCCGCATCGGAGGCGGCGTGGTTAACTGATCCAGCGAATAGAGATCCGAATCGGGTAACTCCAGCAGGCACAATATCGCCGTTTGTGAATTGTCCTAAAATCGAAACCGAACCCGTTCCAAGTCCTAAATCCGTTACCATCTCGGCGGCCGTGCGAGCGGTAACCGAGTTATCGGCGTTCACTCGAAGGAACGTTATTGCGTTTGGATTGGTAAGCGTGGCGAGCGCATTGCCCACCGTGGTTAAACCGATGGCGTTTTGTTTTGCGTTAAACGCGAGCCAATCGGTTGTTGAAAGTAAGCCCCGATTTGCCGCCGAGGCCGTGGGTAAATTGAACGTGTGCGTTGAACCCACCGAGCTAATACCGAAATCGGTTCCCGCCGTGCCTACTGCGAGGTTTTGAACCTGAGCCGTTAAGCCATTAATCGCATTTACCCCCGTGCTCAGCGTGGTAATAACTTGCGATAAATGAGAATCCTCCGTGTGTAGTTTAAGCGTGCGACCTGAGGTCGTAACGAACACCCGCAAAGCCAATCTATCAGTTAATGCCATTGTGGTTGGCGGTACCGCCAGCGCCGTAAAATATGCATCGATAACCGTGCCTTGAGTAATACCCTCGGGCGTTGCGACATCGGTAGCCAGTAGCGTGAAAGCGGCCCCATCGTACTTATACAACTCAACGTAAAACGAGGGCGAACCGCCACTTGAGGACGCGCTGAAATAAAGCTCCAAATTGAAATTACCGCCCGGTATTAATAAAACATTCGGGTCGTTTGCATCAGTAATAAATTGAGCGATTAATCCATTACCCGCCGCGTTGGTTCGCGTGAAATCGGTTCCCGCGCCAAAGACGGCCGTTTTGCTCATTTGATAGTAAGTCGAACCGCCAATGGTACCTTGATTAATTGAGCCATTGAGATAGTAGCTAACTGATGAGCCGCCGCCGCCTGTCGTTGGAAAGTTGGCGAGTTGGCCATCCCCCCGAACGTATTGAGTGGCGAGCCCCGCCGCGCTTACTGCGAGCGTTCCCGCACTCGTAACAGGTGAGCCCGCCACCGAGAAAGCGGGGGGCATGCTTAACCCCACCGAGGTAACACCGCCCGGCGCTGGCGTACTATTAACCCAAGCCGTGCCGTTCCACGTTAACACTTGGCCGTTAGTTGGTGAGGGTGCGTTTACATCGGTGAGGCTATCGAGTGTAGTGGGTATAGTTGGTTTATTCAGTATTTGAGCCAAACCGCTTGAAGCGTTCCAATCACTATTCACTTGCGCGGCTGGAATCGTTGGTTTGTTTAAAATCTCAGCGAGTCCACTCGATGCATTCCAATCCGAATTCACTTGAGCCGCTGGTATTGTGGGCTTATTCAAAATTTGGAAATCGCCGCTTGTTGCGTTCCAATCAACGGGCGTTTGCCGTAACCTGAAGCCAGCGCCAACGAGTGACCAGTAAAGAGCATTTGTTGGGAGTAACGCATCGTTATTCGCAATGCACTCGTATACATTACCGAGGTACCAAACGCGATCGCCAATTACATACTGGTTACCCGTGGCCGTGGTGTGGTTAACGTTAAACTCGGTTGCGACATCATCGCCGCCACCGCCACCGCCCGTTGAGCTAATTGTGATTTCGCCAAAGCCGTTATCGACAATCGTAATGTTCGCGCCCTGTTGAAGATTCAATAAAGTTTGATCGCCGTTAAGCACTCCATTGGTTTCGAGAATGACCCCAGTTCCACCCGCGCCCGTTCCTCCCGAACCTGAGCCACCAACCGACCAATCGGCTGGGATATCACAGGCCGACCAATCCCACGGCACCGATAACGTGAGAGCCAAATTAACGCCTGTTAAGGTTTGGGAATATTCCTGAATAAAAACCTCAATCGATGGCGAGCCCTCGAGCTCCACGGTTGGCCCGAATAGGACGAGGCCGTTTTGAATCTCGGCTATTAAGTCCTCGGCGAGTTTAATGCAGTCGCTGATAACCTCGCGTTCGTATTCGGCTGGCGTTTCTTTGTCACGCGGCAAATCGGCGAAAGTGATAATGAACGTGTAAAGCCGCGTGCCCTGTCGCGGTTCAACCTCAACGGGGAAAACGTGCATCCATGGAAAGGTTAACCCCTTTTCGATGTCGATATTGGAAGGGTGCCCGTGAGTGAATCCCTTAATCAAAAAGTGACCCTCGGCAAAAGCCTTGAATCTTTCGATTAGTACGTTATAACTTATCTGAGTAATCATTTCAACTTATATGCGTTTTTCATTATTCGTGCTTGCTCGCTATGGTAATCCCTCATATAACTGAGGTGAGTGAATACCGAGCTCGCGGCCTTATCTAAAACCAATTCGTGTTTGGTGAGGTCGTTACCGCTCACCGATTCGAGGATGTGAAACCAGCCCCACCGCCCGAGGCCTGAGGGGGTATAATCGTGCTCATTTCCTTCTTGAGAATCGAGTCCAAATAAACCAGCGAATTGTTTGCTAATTCCGCGCCGATACTCGAAAAAAAAACCAACGCCCCGTTCACGCGATCTAAGGTAAGAGCCATAATCTCGGGCATGTACCGCGCCGTTTTATCGAGGTCGTATTTTTCAATATTGTAATAATCCCCCACTTGCTCGGTGACAGGTCGAAACATCACGGCCATCAGTCGCGGTAACTCGGTATAGTCGCACGGCTTACCCTCGCGCCAAATCGTTTGGGCGAGCTGGTCAAGGTCAACGTGTTCGCGAAAGGTCATTGAGTTAATATCAGGAAGGAAGCCGAGGCGTTTACCGTTCACGTTAATAATGCGCTCGAATTGACCCGCACTCGAATCGATTACCTCTTCGAATAAAGTGATAATCGTTTGCACCGAATCGGCTTTTAAGAGCTCGCAGTATTCGCGGCTTTTGTTTATGATTACCATGACCCGCTCGACATCGTCCTCGGCGGTGTGGTAAGCCATGAACTGGCTGAGCGTTATTTGCGAGCATTCGCCCGGTACCTTCAATTTCATAGGTTCGAACTGATTGTGATTATTGGCTGGTTATCCGCTCCCGTGATTTCTTGGCGTTCAACGTAACCGCGCTTTTTGCCTTTGGTCTTCATGTAAAAGATTGTGGCCGCCGTATCGCCCTTATCGATTAACCCGTGCAACTTGCCCTCGGCGAAATCCAAAACCATATCCTCAACGCTCTCAACCGCCGCTTTGTACTCAGGGTCGTTTTTCAACCAGTAGTAATGAATGTCACGGCTGAGCCCGATGGCGGCGGCCGCTTTGGTTACGATACCGAGGTTAGCCGCGAGTGATTCGAGGAAAGCCTTTTTTTTGATGTTGAATTGTGCGTATCTATCCTCCATGCTCATTTATTGTTTTTCACCTGTTTAATAGCATCGATTGTGCCCCAAAATCCAAAAATGATGGCGGCAACTGCGAGAATGTAGCCGATTATTTCGCTTATATCCATTTTCGTTCCTTTTTTATCGTGTTAATAACTCGTTTTTCCCGTAAACATTGGTATTTCATCGGTGGCCAAATCGCACTTGTTAACATTTATTTCGTCCATTGCGCTTGGCAAACGGCGAACCGCTGGGGTGCGCTTGGGTATTCCTCGAGGGTTTTGGCATCAGCCATGCACCGTGCAATGAATTCGGGCTTTGTTTCGTTTTCTTTTTTCGTTGGTAAAGGCATTGCAGTCTATTTATGGAATTCGATTCCTTTGGTTTGTGTCTTTTCGTTAATCTTAGTGATTTGCTCGAGGTTATCGTCATAATGGGCACCGATTCGGTATTGATCCATTACATGCCACTTGTCGCGGTTATTCGTGAAGATTACCCGCTCTTTTTTTATCCCCAAAATCTCGGCAATCGCGTAAACCTCCTCGCTATCCTTTCGCATCCTCGCGGTAATGATGTAAACGGTTGCACCGCCCCCAATGATTAACCGCGCGAGCTTTCGCCCCCTCGGGGTACTCAATACCCCATCGTAGTCAAATGAGATGCGTGAAGCGAGTAAGTTGAGTTTCATGTTTATAAAACGGAAGGTTTTAGTTTATTGCCCCAATTCGTCCACATCGGCCACTTTCACGGAATCTTTGAGAAAGTCAAATATAACCCGTGCATTGCAAGTTGAACACCCGTAGCGTTGGCCTGTCATCTTAGTGAACCAATTCACCGCCTCTTTTATCATGGTAGCCGTGTAAACGCCCTGAGTTGGCAACCCCGAAACGAAAGTTTGTAACGCTTCGGTTTCCTCATCATTGAGTTTGTACCGCCCCCACTTGTTTATCGGGCAACGTGCCAGCGCGTATTTGGTTTTTACAGGCATCTTGCAACCGCACAACCTGAGTTTCTTTCGGTAGTGGGTTATTTCATTCGATGCCTCAGCCTCGGCCAAATCCTCAGGCGAGAGTTTATTCCCGAAAAGGAAGGTACCGCAACTATGTGTTTCGGGTTTGTAGTGTTTGCACTTACTGCAAATCGTTAGCCTTTCGGCCGCGATCGATGGGGGTACTTTGAACATTCTTTTTTATTTTGGTAATTGCGTTTTCCACAAGTTTGTAAAGTTGTTTTACCGGGATGCCCGTTGCCTTGCTGGCATCCTTATAACTGAAATCGTCCAGCATGTATAACCTCAAAATCACGGCATCGAGCTGGGGCATTAGCTGGATGTAAGCATCGAGGTACTCGTTATCTAACCGACTCCCGAGCCACGGGGTAACAGGTTCGGCCAAGTGCTTTTCACTGAGGGTTTCCCAATTGCGGGAAAACTTACCATATTTCACCCCAAAACGACCCGAGGGGTCGATGTGCATGAGGTACAAAGCACGGTTAACGTAGTAAAATAGTTTTCCCTCAGCCGCCAGCGCCTCGGCCTTTTCGCGTTGATTTTCGAGAATCTTTAAAAGCGTTTCGGCGAGCAAATCGTCACCCTTCACGGTGTCACGCGTTAAGCCGCGAGCGAATCGCCGCCACGTTGGGTAATGCTTTTCCAGTTCTATGTCTAAAACTTTTTTCACCCTCGTTTCAATGTAGCAAAAAACAAACATATCTTTGTCGGTACTAATTTAAACCCCTATTCCAATGGAAATCGATTCAGTTATTAACGAGGCAAAGCCTCCCGTGTTAACTCCCGTGAATGAGTTTCTGAGCATCATTCAAAAAAAGTATAATTCGAGCCCCAATTCGTTGGCCGCTGGAGGATATCGCGAGGTATTGAAAATGGCCGAGCAATTCATTAACGCCGAATTGGCTTTTGCTAATGCCGCGTATACGGCGGGTTACGAAAAAGCCATTACCGATATTCGCGAGGCTCAAAAGGTAAAACCCGAAAACGAAGGGGGTGAGCCTAATTGTGGGCCTATGGATAAAAATATAAAGAGCATTACAATAATTGATCCCGTAACAGGTAAAAAATACACACCCGAAAACGAAAAGGAGGCCGGTAATGTTTAATTTATTCGAGAAAAAAACAAAGTGGGTTGTATTAATAGCATACAATCAAAGTGGAACGGATTACATCGTATTTGTTCGCAAAGGATTAAAAAGTGGAATGATTTACTTTAAAACAAAGGCTGTTACACCGAAGTTTGTTTGTAGCTACAATTTCAATTCCACTTTGTTTGATATAAAGAAAGGTTTTGATGATGTGTTGTCGGCTTAATTGCCTATAACTCAGGAATAACCGAAACAATTAAAACCAAACAAAGGAGGTGACAAATGAAAACTTATAGAAAAACGGCAACGGTTCAAGCTAAGTTATTTCAAAAAGGTGACGAGGATGGAATGATAGAATGGAATGGTAGGATAAGACCATATATAGAAACACTTGAAAATGAAAAGCACTTGGGCATATTTGGATGTCATTACCTGTGCGTTGGTATTAAGGGGGAAAGATGGCTTGTTGAAAAAGAAATCTTTGAAACAACCTATGAAGAGGTAAAAGGAGGTGACAAATGACAACAGAAAGAATTAAGGAAATCCAAAAAGAAACGGCCTACCCAAATAGTATAAGTGTTCAACAGGCTTTATTGAAAGTGTGGAATGAGTGTGAACAGGAATACAAATACAAAGGAGGTGACAAATGACAACCGACAAGCTCGATGAAATAATTACCC